TCATCGCTGGCGACAAGGGCGAGTATTGACCAGGTTTCAACCAAACGAGGTGACACATGGCGACGAAGGATAAAGACGAACTCTCGGCTGCTGAACAGGCGGCCCTGAAGGAAGCCAAGAAGGCGCACGGCGTATCGGAGGCGGAGCTTGCGCTTCTGTCGGATGACGAGCGCGCGGCGATCGAGGAAACCGACGACGACGACGAGCACCTGCGCGAGATTGCCGCTGAAGGCGAGGAAGGCGCTGGCGATGACAAGGGTAAAAAGAAGGTTGCGGAGAGGCCCGGGCCTGTAGATGACGACGACGACGCGGGCACCGAGACCGCCGAGGACAAGGCGGCACGCGAGAAGCAAGAAGCGAAAGCCGCATCCGCAGCAGCAGCTACGAAAGCTGCCGAGATGAAAGCCGCTGAACGCGCAGAAGAACTGGCGGATATGAGCGATGAAGACCGGGCCGAGGCTGAAGCCGCAGACAAGGCGACGGCGGAGGCGGCAAAGGCCGCAGCCAAGGAGGCAGCAGAAGCTGGCGAAGACGACGAACATGAACTCGACGTTCCGGTGCGCCCGCGCATGCCACGGCTCGCCGTCAAGCCGGTGGAGAAGTACGACGAGCAGATGGCCGCGCTCGACACCGAGTACGACACCCTCCTCAAGACGTACAAGGAAGGCGACGTGCCGATCGAGGATCTACTCTCCAAGCAGCGTGCGCTCGACAACAAGCGTTATGACCTGCGCGAAGCCAAATCCAATGCCGACAGGGCGGCAGACCACAACAAGCAGATCGGTGAAGCCGAGTGGATGGGCGACGTGCAGGACTTCTTCGGGGTCGTGAAGGAGAAAGAGGGCATCGACTACACCAAGCGGGCGATGAATGTGGCTTTCGATGACGCTCTGAAGACGCTTGCCGCCGACGAAAAGAACGCGGACAAGAGCGAGGTCTGGTACCTGCGCGAGGCGCACAAGATGGTCAAGGCCGACCTGGGGCTCGTCGCCAAGAAGGCGGACGCCGACGACAAGGGCAATGGCAAGGACAAGGACGGAAAGAAGGTCGAGGGCCGCAAGCCCAAGATTGCCCTGGTCCACGATCTCGGCAAGATCCCGAACGCGAGCGACGGTGACGGCGAAGACAACGCCGCTGGAGATCCCGAGTTCGCCGCGCTGGACCGCCTCTCCGGGCAGGACTACGAAGATGCCTTGGCCCGGATGTCGGAGTCGAAACAGGACAAGTACCTGCGCGCGACGAGGTAAGGCACATTTGGAATTGACCATCTCAGAACGCGAAACCATCTGGATCGAGATTCGCGTAGGCGAATCGCTTTCGTTCGATGGTGGCCGCGTCATGCTCACGCTGAAGGAAAAGAGCGGTCAGCGGGCGCGGTTGCACATCTCCGCTGAAAAAGGAGTAACCGTAGACCCTGTACGGATGGTGAAACAAGCGTAGAATTGCGGGCAATACCCGCAAAACCCGGCGGCAGGGCATCGCACCGGAATGGCGGCGCGCAGGAGTGCGCCTTTGGTGTCACACACCAGAGCGCAGGAGTGCTCTAAATTTCAAGGAGCACTCTTTGAAAACGATAGTCGGTCTAAACGACCCGAAAGCGGTAAAGAAATACTCCGGTTTCCTGGCCGTTGACGTGGGGCGCAAGTCCTACTTCAACAAGAAGTTCATGGGCCGGGGCGAGGAGGCGCAGACGCCGCTCCAGATGCTTCCGCACCTGGAGAACGACGCCGGCGAGCAAATCACCTACGACCTCGTGCTGCAGCTCAAAATGCAGCCGGTCGAAGGCGACCAAACCCTGCGAGGCAAGGAAGAAGACCTCAAGTTCTACACGGACCAGATTTACATCGACCAGATGCGTGGCGGTGTGAATACCGGCGGGCGGATGACCCGCAAGCGCACCATCCACGATCTGCGCAAGATCGCACGGGTGCGCCAGTCCGAGTGGTGGGCTCGCATCTTCGACGAGCTGTTCTTCATGTACCTGTCGGGTGCCCGAGGCGTGAACTCGGACTACATCTACCCGACGAGCTACGCGGGGTTCGCCAACAACGGTTTCGTCGCGCCGGACGCGGAGCACGTCCTGTTTGGCGGAGCGGCCACGTCCAAGGCGACGTTGGTGGTGACCGACATCATGAACCTCACCCTGGTCGAGCGGGCGCAAACCCAAGCCGAGACGATGGGCGGCGGCATCGAGGGCATTCCTGCCATCGAGCCCTGCAACATCGACGGCGAGGGCCGCTACGTGATCTGCATGCACCCCTGGTCGTCGTTTGACCTGCGCACCAACACGAGCACGGGCCAGTGGCTCGACGTGCAAAAGGCGGCGGCCGGAGCGGAGGGCAACTCAAGCCCGATGTTCAAGGGTGCGATGGGGATGTACGCCGATACCATTCTCCACAAGCACAAGGGCGTGATCCGGTTCTCGGATTACGGCGCCGGCGCGAACGTGCTGGCGGCACGCGCCCTATTCCTTGGCCGTCAGGCTGGGGTGGTGGCGTTCGGATCTCCGGGCACGGGACTTCGATTCGACTGGCACGAGGAATCGGAGGACCGCGGCAATCAGGCGGTGATTACCACCGCCACGATCTGCGGCATGAAGAAGGCCGCGTTCACCATCGAGGGCGTTAGCCGCGACTTCGGTGTGATCGCGCTCGATGTCGCAGCGAAGGACCCGAACCCGTAACCACGGGGGTCAGGTGGGCTCGCCTTCGGGCGGGCCCGCAATTCCCTTCCAACTTTTCAGGAGAACACCATGCCTTTCGCAGTTACTCTCAACCTCCATGCGGTCGGCCGCAAGCCGATGCCCGATCCCAACGGGTCGGAAGTCGTGTCCCTGCGCGTTACCGCAATCATCAACGGTACGGGTGCGATCAACGATGTCATTCCGATGGCGAAACTCTCGCCCGGGAACATCCCGATCGATTGGGAAATCGACAACGACGATCTCGATACCGGCACGGCGTCGCTGACGATGGACCTCGGCGTCATCGTTGCAGGCGCCGTATCCGCGGCAGCGGCAAACGGTGGGAAGTGGCTCACGGCCTCGACGTTCGGCCAGGCCCCTGCCTTCACCGAGCGCCGGGCGCAGACGGCTGCGGTCGCCACCGCGTTCGCGCGGATGACGGCCGATGTGGCCGAGCGCTCGATCGGCTTTGTCGTCATCGCGGCGGGCAATGCCGCGGCTGCGGCGAACGCCGTGCTCGGGATGAAGCTCACCTACCGGGCTTCGTACCACAGCAACTAGGCGTAGAGAAACAAGGGGCCTTCGGGCCTCTTGTTCTTTCTGCACTTTCTATTTCAACGTACCGGGAGAACAAACGTTCTGTACAGCGCGCACTATGAAAGTCTGATCGCCCGAGCCAGAACACGCGCGCTTGTTGGCTACAGCGAGCGGCATCACGTCGTGCCGCGCTGCATGGGCGGTGACGATGCGCCTGGAAATATCGTCGAGCTGACCGCCGAGGAGCACTACGTAGCTCATCAGCTTCTGGTGAAGATGCACCCATGGAACGCGAAACTCGTGTACGCCGCGCGCCGAATGACCCATGGCAACGGACGCGGCAATAAGCTGTACGGCTGGCTGCGACGCAGGTTTTCGAAGGCGAAATCAGCGGAGATGCGTGGGAAAAAATACGCCCTTGGCAAGAAGTTCTCGGCTGAGACACGAGCAAAGATGTCGGCATCGCGCCGTGGTGTTAGCACCGGGCCTCGCTCTCCAGAGTGTCGTGCAAAGATTAGCGAGGCGCTTCACCGTAGAGTTGTTTCGCAGGCAACTCGGTCGAAGATGTCGGCGAGTAGGCGCGGGAGAGCTTCGCCTTGGCTCGGCCGGGCTGCTTCACCTGAGACCCGGGCAAAGATGTCGGCTGCTCAACTGGCACGACAGGCACGCCAGAGAAATGAACAGATAGTTAACTTTCATTAAGGAGTGATCAAATGTTGCTTAAATGCAAACTCTTTCGCGTAGGCGGCTCCAAGGTTGAGCTCGGGAAGGGCAAGACCAGGCGCCAGTACCACTTCAAGCCGCGCGAGGCGGCCGGTCTCAAGGGCCCAGAACTCGATGCAGTGATGAACGACCAGGACCTCGAGCACGTCTGCGACGTGGCCGAAAAGGAAGACATCGCCACGTTTCTTGCGATTCCCGAGGGCTACGAGGTCCACGACAGCGCGATCGCCTCACCGGCCGCGAAAGCTACGGTTGCGAAAGCCAAGCCCGCTGCCAAGAACGGCACCA